ATCTCGAACGTGCCGTACCGGTTGAATTGCTCGGCGCCAAGCTGGCCCGTTAGCTTGGCATAGAAAACCCGGTCCGGGATCTCATCGAAGATCAGCGGACCGGGCTCCAGGGTCGGTTTGAGCCAGTTGTAAATTTGAGATTGCCTGAGTTTGAATGGCGTGTCGTTCGGGGTGATGTCGATGGTCAGTTCAATCATTCGCTTGCCAAGTTCCGTACCGTAGTCCACCACGCCGGCGCGGCCGGCAATGTCTTCCTCGTACTCCCGAAGCTCCGGGGTGTGGATGCGGTACCTGAGCAGATTCACGCCCATTGTGGAGCAGTGAACGCCGCGGTATGTGAATCCAAAACCTTTACTCAACGCCCACACCCCCTGTCAACTTCCGGCGCAGGATTTCGGCAGCCGTGTCGCCGGCTTCACGCCCAAATGCACGCATGTCCATTTCATCTTCGAAGTACGCGTTTTCGACTCCGATGATCTTGTCGATGCGAATCTCAGCGCCACCGCCGCGGCCGGAAAGAGCCTCGACGAGCGAACCGATCTGCTTTTCGGTCAGCGTCACTTCGCCGCGTTTCAGGATTGCCGATATTTCATCCGGCAGCAGGATATCGGGTGAGCGGAAATTCACGACGCCAGCTATGCCGCCGCTGTGATAAAGCGGCACGCCGTCCTTGTACCAGCGCCCCTCGCGGCTGTTGTACGTGGCACCGATGAGTGCCCCCAGGCGCCGGTTCTCCTCTTCAAGGCGGCGCCGTTCTTCAGCAGACGCCGAATGCCAAGCTACGCTGTTCGCCCACATTTGCTGGACGACGGCAGACACCTGCGAGTTTCCAACGGCGGAAGATGTCGTCCCTGACCCGGACCTGCCGGCCATGATCGCGGCCATTTCAGATTGGAACCGAAACATCTCTTCCTTGATTTTCTTGTTTGTGGAAATGAACGATGCCAGCCGCTCATCATCGACCAGCTTGTACAGCCCGGTCAGGTCGCCCGTGAAGTTCTCCGTCGCCTCACGGAGGTCATCGTACCAGGATTCAATGTCGCGTTTGCGCCGGTCGAGTGCTTCAAGTTCCTGATCGCGTTGCTTTTTGAGATTCCGCTTCTGATCCTCAACGTCCATTTGCCGAAGTTTTTCCTGCAGTTCCTGGAAATGCTTCTGGCCTTTTTCGGACGTTGCGAAGCGGTACTTCTCCATCTCCGCAATCAGCTCGTTGCGCTCCTTGAGGCGCTCCGAATCGTCGATCGCTTCAAGCTGATCGTCGTAGAACTTTTGAATTTCCCGCCGGCGCTCGTCCAGGGCGTCGAGTTCAGCCTTCTTTGCCTTCTCAATTTCAGCCAGAACTGATTTGGTGACATCTTTTTGGCGCTTTTCGCGTTCCTTGGCTGCCTCTTCCTCCGCCTTCTGGACCAGCTTCAGGTTCTCGATCTGCAGTTTCCGCAGTTGCTCGTCGGCGCGCTTGTAAAACTCTGTGTCTTTTGCGTAGCGATTCCGCAGGCGCGTCCACGCGTCCATCTTCATCTGGATGATTTCCTGTTCGGTTTTTCCGGCCAGGACCATGCGATCCTCTTCTTTTTCGATCCACTCAACGGACGCGTCGAACGACTTCTTGGCCATCTGCTCCTTGAGCCGGTAAATCCGAACCTCGATATCACGCCGAATCTCTTGGTTTTTGCGGAATCGCTCCAGCAGGCGGTTCAAGGCGGCGAGTTCTTCTTGCTCGCTCATTCGGTTTAGATCGCGGCGGTACTGGATCCACGCAAGCGCCGCCTGGTACTGTTCGCGCTGGATCTCTTCCAGCGTTTTTTGTTTACCGGGTTTCTCCGTTGTGGTCGTGCTGCTGAACGGCGACGACCTGAACTGGCTCCAGTCCTTTACAGTCAGAGCGTCGATCGCTTTTGCTGCTTCGTTGATATCAAACTGACCCTGATTGATGATATTGGTCAGTTCCTTTTTCGTCGCCTCGACAGCCCTCTCGCGTTGGGCCGTCAGGAACCCTCTCATTTCCTCAGAAACAAAGGGACGGAACTGCGGCTCCTGCCCCTTCTCCAGTTCTTCGATCGCCTTCAGCCGTTCCCGGGCGAGCCGAACCCTTTCCTCGGCCTCTTTCTTGGCGATCTCCAGCGTCCGCTTTGCCGCCTCGGCCGAAGCGTTCACCCGGTTTTCTTCGGCCTTGATGTACTCGTCCAGCGCTTCCTTGTTTTTGATGTGCCAGCGGTTCTCTTCGTCCAAAAGCACGATGAGATCCGGATACTCTCTCTTCAGCGATTCGACAACCTGCGCCAACTGCGCTTTTTGTGCCTCGGTCAGCCTCGCCTGCCTGTTAAGCTCCTCGTATTGGCGGGTCAGTTCCTTCAGCTTCGACAGATTTTCGACGTGTGCTGCTGTCTCACGCATGGATTCCCGGGTGAGCGCAACGATCGCTCCAAGGGATTCCCGGGCCGCCTGTTCCATTTTGCGCAGGGCAAAGGCTGCCTTTTCCGGCGTGTCAATGCCGAGTTTCGCAAGTTGTTCGTCCACTTTTTGCAATTCCCGATTCAACTTGTTCAGTTCCTGAACCTCGGCTGTGACGGCGCGCGCTTGCGCCATCGAACGCGGATCCCCTCTTAGCTTGTTAATTTGCTCCTCGAGTTCTTTCCGCCGCTCCAGCAAATTGTTCAGTGTTTTGATGTCATCCTGAAGATTTCTTAGGTCATTGGATGTCATTTTGAGCGGCGATTCACTCAGTTTTTTGTTCAGCTCCTCCTGACTCTCAGCGAACTTCCATACGGATCCGGCTGCGGCATCCGCTGCAGCACTGTATGCAATCGTGCCGGTTATCAATGCACCAATGCCAACGATCGCAAGGCCAACTGGCCCCATCGCCGCATTCAACGCGAGAAACGCCGCCGACAGCGCACCGATAACAGCAATAAAACCAGTTACAGCCGTCGTCGCTGCCGCGATACCAGCCACCAACTCCTTATTGCCTTCAGCAAACGTCGCAAACTCCCGGATGACGGGCGTAACGGTCTCCAATAGGTCTTCAAGAACGGGCAAGAACGCCTCGCCCAGTTCCAGACGCGCTTCGGTAAGCGTCTGGTTAAACGTTGCTTGCGTGCCGGTATATCCGGTCATGGCCTTGTCGGCATTGCCTGCGAACATTGCAGCCTCTTGCAAGATGCCGTTGTAAGCTGCCTGTACTTTTTCCGCCTCTGTCAGCGTCGCGGCCGTCTTGCCGATCGTTTTTGCGTAGCGCTCGTACATCACGGAAAGGTTCGTCGTGATTCCGGCCGCATCTGTCAGGTTGGAGTTGCCCATCTTAATTCCTTGCGCGACTTGGCGGATCGCTTCGTCCCATTGCAAATGCGCCTCGCGGTTGTACACCGCGGCGTCGGCGGTTGCGATGATGATGTCGCGCGTCTGCTCCAGCGTAAGGCCTGCAGTTAAGTAGGTTTTGACGGTGTCGGCCAGGACAGCGCGGTTCAGCCCCCAGCGATCGGCGAGTTCTTCGGCAAGTCCGATGGCGGCTTCAACGTTGACGTTGGTCGCGCGTGCGACTTCTGCCAGACCGCTGTACGACATTGACAGTCGGTGCGCTTCGTCAGCCAGCGTTGTGATCGTGTTTTTCAGCCGGTTAAACGCGACGCCAGCCCCGAGCGCGGCGATGGCGGACGAAAATCCTTGCAATGAGCTTGCCGCACGGCTGGTTTGGGTGCTGGTTTCCTTCATTTCCTCGTTCGCCGCGCTGAGGCTGTCTTCCAGCTCCCAAATCTCCTTAGCCGTTCTGTCGGACGTTTGGATGAGCTTAATCAGAGCGGCTTCTGTTCTAAGGATTTGCTCTTGGAGTTTTGTCCGGCGCGATTCGTTGAACGTGGCATCATAGCTTTTCCTGAGTTCTTCAAGCTTTTTTCTCTGAATCTCGATCCTGGCGTTTACGTTTTCCAGGGTTTGGGTGAGAATGTTGATCCGTTCTCTGGTCGCCGCGATTTTGTCCATCTCGGCAGCAGTTTTTTTGCTTTGCTCGCCGAGCCCGGCAAACTCCTGCTTTACAGCTCGGATTTCCTGTTTCATCTGGTTAGCCTCGGCCGTCAGCCGCGCACGCAGTTCGCCGATCTGCACCGTCATCTTCTATCCACCTGCCTTCATCCGCATGAGCAACGCTTGATACTGTTCTTCCGCCGACTTCGGCGGTTCAGACGGCGGTTTGGGAAGCCGCCGCTTGATGCGTTCGACGATCTCTTCACGTGCCCTTTTATCCGCGACGTGCGGGAACATCGAGACGTCGAGAAGTTCAAACAGTTCCCTCGCCCGCTGTTCGTCACGGATCCGCAGAAGTTCCGGAAGGTCGATCCACGCGTACTCGTTTTCGATCTCGTACTGCGTCTTTCCGAGAATCGCGCAGCAGTGAAGCACGAACTCGTCAGCGGTTATGCGCCGGCCTGTTCCACCCGTTTGATTATGCTCCGGACGAACTCCTGAGCCACGGGCGGAATCAGGCCGCTCAAGTTTCCCAGCGCTGCGTTCATGTCATTCCTTTCCCACGTGAGGCGCAGGAAGTTCGTGCATTCCGCGATCGAAGCGTGCTCGTCCAGGTACTCGATCGGAAGGTCGCTCAAAAGCGATGTCAGTTCGTAGATTTCATCTATCGCAACGTCGGCGGCGGCCACAATGAACACCGCCCGTTCATTTTCGGGAGTCAGGAACAGTTTGACGAGGAAATCCCCGATCGTGCCAATATGTTCGGTCAGCTTTTTCAGTCGCGCACGTGTCAATTTCGGGATCTCGACTTGCTTTTTTCCAAGCCACACGCGGTCTTGCTTGAAAAGAGAAAACATCACTATGCCCCCTTTGGGATAAATGAGAGAGGGGCCGCGTGGCCCCTCTTTTGTTACGGCGTTGCCGTTGCTGTGATGTCGCCCCACGTATAGAGCAACCCGAACTTGGCCGGGTCGGTGCTCGGATACGCGGTGGCGGAAATCGTGAAACGCAGGTTGTTGTCGACCGTGAAAGCGGCGTTCATGTCGAACTTGATGCCGCAGGATTCGATGTAGATGAACCGGCTGGGATCATTAACGCCAAGCGGCTTGATGACAGCACGCCGGCGCGGCAGTTCCTTGCCGGCAAGGCCGTAGACCTCATATTTGACCTTTTGCGAATCGGTGCCGTCGACGATTTTGTCCGCGTTCGGGTTGAACTTCACGACCTTTTCGAAGTCGATGTCCGGCGTCTCGAAGTTGATCGCACCGACAACCCCCGTCACGATCGACTTGACCGGCGCCGTGCCGAACTGGTCGACGGTCGGTTCAAAGTAGTTTGTCGTCGTCGTGAACGTGAGGCCGCCCTGTGTCACGTCGATGATGATGCCATCCGTTTCAAGCTGGCCTTGCTCGTCGATGCCCCACTCGAAAATAGCGGGACCGGCGTAAACCTTCGTCACGTCAGCCACGGATCATTCCCCCTTGTGAAGAACACAAAATTGGTTGAATACATTGGCCTGTCGCCGCTGTCCAGCCCGAGATAGATCGGGTTGGATTGAAGTGCCAGACAAGAAAAGACATTCGCTTCGCCGACCTTGAAGTTTGCCCGGCGGTGCAGGTGCTGGATCAGGTTTTTGGCAAGTTCTTCAGTCGAAGCCATGTTGGCGGGATTGGCTTTGTACGACTTGCCTTTCACGATCACTTGAAACGTCGGGCGTTCAGTCGGCACATACTCATGCGGTGCAGACCCGCCGGTTCCAAAAACGAAAAGGCACGGG